TCAGAAAAGGCGCGGCTGATTCGGGTCCCCACGATCCCGGACCCTCCTGATGATCTTATAGATGGCCCGGGTTGTCACATGGTACTTCTTCGCCAGCTCGTTGTGGTTCCGGCCGTTGAACTCCTCATAGATCTCCACGTCGCGCTTGGAGAGCCGGAACCGATGGTCCTTCGGGAACGTAATGACCTGGCCGCCCCAGTTGTCCGCCAGTCGATCGCAGATCGCACAGCCCGCCTGTTCGGCTAGATCCTCGTCGATGCCGTGCTCGACCAGGATCTGCTGGGTGTGAGCCTGGACTTCCTCCAGCAGCTCGTTGCGCCGGATTTCCATGTTGGAGTCACGCTGGTTCATCGGTATCCCCTTGTGCATCAATGAAACGCTTGCGCCAGGCCTTCAGGGCCTCGATGACCTTCTCGGCCTGGCGGCCGTCCAACCAATCGAGCGCTTCCACGCCGGTCTGGCGCTTCACGTAGCGCGCCAGGGCATGCTCGGATCGGTCGCGAATAACCCCCATCTGAGCCAGGTCCAGCCAGAGTGCCCTGATTTTCTTGTCCTGCGGCTCCTGGGCGGTCACGCGGCGCCGAGGGCGGGCGCTAGTTTTCGGCCTCCAGCCCAGCTGGCGCAGCCTGTGGAGCACCTTCGCCCTGCCACGGGCGGATAGCTTCGCCGAGGAGGTCACGCCCGCCACCGACTCCAGCATCAGGCGGTAGGCGTCCTCGTCCATGGCCAGCTCCTTGCGGGCGATGTGGATCTTGGCCAGATCCCGGCGCTTCTGGTCCGCGTCAGTCTTCATTCAGCCTCCGCACCTGGCCCTTCATCGCGCGATCAGGGTCGTACCCCAGCCGTCTCATCTGCCGGCGCCACGCGGCGTCGTCATCGGCCTTCTCGACCTGCTTTTGCTCGTGGTCGGTGGTTTGCTCGGCGCCGCGTTTCGGCACCTCTTGGCCGATACGATCCGCGATGCCGTTCATTACCTGCCGCAGGTAGTTGTGGTTCTTCAACGGCTGACCGTTCTCGCCGGCCTGGCGCTTCTTGTAGATCTGCTCGACCGTCTCTCTGAGGGCGGCAGCCAGCAGGTGCTGATCGGTGGTCAGCTGCAGGGCCTCTTCGGCCAGGTGTAGCGCGCGGTCGTTCGCCAGATCGCGTTTCTTTGGCCGGAACAGGCCGAGATAGGCCAGTAGCGGCACCATGACGGTGTGCGGTGTCTTGGCCACCAGGCTCAGCAGGTCCCGCGTGGACTCGTCCTGCGCCAGCGCCTGCAGGTCGAGGTGGTGATGGCAGATTGAGCAGCGACCGATCTTCACGCGTCCTCCTGCTGGAACATATCGACCGTAAGCGGGCACGGTTTGCGCACCGGTGCCTTTCGAGGTGTTTCCGGGGTGAACGCCGTGCATTCGGGGCCTTGGGGGCCGACGATCCACTCCGGCGGGTACTTCGGATCGTCGACGTCGTAGGCCATGGTGCGCACCAGGATCTGGCAGCCCCGTGCTCTGTCGGGGTGAGTCCGCATGTACTGCTCGTGCTGGCATTTTGCGCACCATGCCGAATAGAACCCGTCACCCTCAGTCCCATTACTGGGCCGATACGGTTTGCTCATCGATGACCCTCCTTCTCGCTGATAGCCTGTTTCAGGCGCGCCAGGTCCGAACGCCGAATGAGGGCAAACGGCGACGCCGTCCCCTCTATCACCCGCGACATCACTTCGGTGACTACCTCTCGCAGCTCGGGATCTCGGTTCTCCGGAACAGCACGCGGATCAAGCATCTTCGGGAGCTCCGTGGTCCTGCTCCATGCGCCCATCAATGAAAGCGTCGAAATCGTCGCCAGCCAGCTCACAAAGCTGATCCCAACCACTCGGACCGTCGCCCTCATCCGGCCCGAAGTTGTCGGGGTCCCTTAACCATTGATATCGCCGTGCATCGCGATGCATCGCCGCCCGGTTCGGATTCTGCAGCGCTTCAATCCGGTCAGCGGTGTCCGGTCCGGTGATCAGTGCCACGGCCGCCACCGGAGTGCCGTAGGTGCCGATGAATTCCAGCACTACCGTCGGCGAGCCGGTAGCCGCCATTTCGTCCAGGATTTCGCGGAGCTTCAGCCGTTCCAGGCGGTGCAGCTCCTCGGTGAGTCGTTTCGTTCCTTGTGTCATTTTTCCCCCCGGAGCAGCTGCTCCATTCGATTCGGTGTGCGGAAGGCGCTCTCAAAGGCTTCCTCGGCGGTGATGTAAATGACCCCGCTGTCGTCGATCTGAGTGTTATCCGTTGTCAGCGCCAAATAAGCGCCGTTGATGTTGACCCCTACTGGCCGATTGGCAGCATTCAGGTCACCCACTTCTCGGCGAATAGTGGCGAGTCGCCCCGCTAACATGCGTAGACTGATAGCGTTACTCATAGCTCCTCTCCCCTCACACCGCCGCCAGATCCAGCGGGATGGCTTCGTAATGGTCACTGCGGCCGACCCGGCGGTAGAACCGGACGTAAACGCAGGTACCGACTGCCTGGATGCTGTCCTTGAGCGCCTCCATGGCTCGCAGCCATGCCGGGTCATCGATATCGGCACGCAGCAAATCCAGGATGGCGCTGGTTTTGAGCTGGCCCTGGGCGTTGGTCCGAAACGCGCGGTCCACCAGCACCTTCATGTTGCTGTTTCCGCCCTCGCTCCATTCGCGGATGCACTGGTTGATCAGCTCCTTCGCCGCTTCCAGTTCCTCGGTGAAAGCAATACGCTCGGCGTAGGACCGCACCACCTTCAGATTGCCGTCGTAAGTGGCGATGCTGACATTGCCTTTCCGGCCACCCAGCTTCACGTCGTAGCGCTCCGCGCTGATGCGCACCACGTCGGCGATATCGTCGAGCGCGCGCCGTTTGAACGCCTTGAGCAGCGCATGTAGGCGGATTGCCTCGTCCGCCAGATCCCGGGCGGTTTGGTCGCGCAGTTTGTCGTGCTCGCGGACCTGGTCTTCAGGAACCAGGTGGCCGGCGGCGTTCCGCATGTAGCCGTCGGGGATGACTTGATCGATGTCCATGGAGACTCCTTAGTGGGTAAGGCGCGCCGGGCGATCGCCGCCGGCCACGCCGTGGTTGAGTTCGGCCTTGCGGCCGGAGAGGTAGCCGGCCGCCAGTGACGATTCGTCCCAGGCCTGGTACTTCTTCGCCCTGGCATCGCCGTCCTGCAGGTCCGGGTGGTAACAGTCCATGTAAGCCCGGACCGCCTTTTCAGTGACCTCATCCGCGCCCGCGAACGCGCTGACCTTCTCGCCGACAGCGGAAATCCAGGCGTTGGCGAACGCATCGCCACGGCGGCGCTTGGTCGAGAGCTTGCACCGCTTAAGCCCGGCCACGTGGGCCGACCTGGCCCGGGCCAGCTGGCGATCCAGTACCTCGTAGGCATAGGTCGCGAGCTTCGGGGACATGGATGCGCCGATGAAGGTGAAATCCGTGGATAGAAAGTTGGCCTGGACGATCACCTCGCAGTCGAAGGCGGTCGCCACCGCCCGGGCGAGGCGGCATTTCCAAAGGGGCGGGTACCGCCGGCATCCGCTGTCCATGCGTTCCTCGGTGACATCCAGGCAGTCGATAAAGCCCTGCTCGATGTTCCACTCCTCCATGAGCTTGTGCGCCTGCCGTAGCGCCGTGGCCGCCTCGTGGGCGTTCTGGCTCTTCGCCAGCGCCATGCACTTCTTGATCCTGCGAATCGCGTCGTCTCTCTCCACGGTTATCTCCCGTTGGCGTGGTGCTTGAGCTGCTCATAGCAGTGCCCGTTCTGAATGCGGAGCAGGTGCTCGACCTGCGCCTCCATCTCGTCAATCGCCGCGTCCAGGTCGGCGAACCGCTGATGGATTCGGGCGGCGGCCAGCCGCTGACGCAGCAGCAGTGGGCGGTACTCCCGACCGGTTATCTCCTGGAAGTACTTCGCAGGGGCCTGCATGAAGCACGAGAAGGTCATGTAGTGCTTCAGGCCATTCATGACGAACACGTCGCCCCAGTACTCCAGTTCACTAGCCTCGATGCGTGCCGCCATGGCTCACCTCCAGTTGCTTGGCGATCGGTGCCACCAGCGCGTCCCAGTTCCCCACCCAGGCACGGTTGCTGGCCCAATGAATCACCATGGGCCGGTCGGTCTTGTCACAGGTGGCTAGCTCCAATTCCTCACCGCCGATCCAGACATGCGCGAACGTCCAGCGCAGCAGGAGCGGCTTCTCGTTCAAATCGATGATTTCGCTACTCATATGCCCTCCTAGTACACGTTCGGCTTACGGGTGGCGGGGACGACGACGCCTTGCTTGACCATGTCTTCACCCACCTTCTGCAGCGTCCTCGCTGAAAGCAGGATCGCCACCACCAGCCCTTGTGCTGGGCTTTCCTCGCCTTTGTCGGCCCCGCCTGTAGCAGTGACCATTACGCCGCCGGCGGCGTCTTCGATCTCGATCGTGTACTTCGCCATGTCACACCCCCTCGACCACGTCGGCGGTGATATGGGGAATGCCGAGCGTCGCGGCTTCGTTCAGCGCGGCGGTGACCACGTTGTGCACGGCGAGCGGGTACAGCACGGAGTACTGCGCCCGGCCGGCGAGCTTGATGCGCAGCGCATCGATCGCGGTGGCGTCCATCACCTGGTCGAGCGTCTTGTTCACCATCTGGAATCGGTGGCGCAGGTAGCCTTCCAGCTCGTCATCCAGCGGCCGCAGCGTGACCACCTCGCAGCGCTGGACGACTTCACGGACGGATGGGTTGCGTTCGTCCAGCTTCTGGCCCAGCTCGGGCTGGCCGATCAGGACGATGCCGAGCAGCTTCGAAAAGCCGTCTTCAAGCTCGAAGAAGCGCTTCAAGTGCTTGAGGGTAGGCAGCGGCAGGCCGTGGGCCTCCTCGATCACCAGGACGTGCCGGTGGCCGGCGCGGTGGGATTCGCGCAGGGCGTTGTGGACTTGGCGGAACCGGGCTTCCGGGGATTGTTTCAGCGTGTCCCGAGGTGCGACGGCCGCGAGGATCGCCTCGGCGATGTGCCCCGCCTTCAGGGTCTTGCCCTTGACGTCGTTGTCTTCCATGCCGAGCACGTAGGGCTCGATCAGGATGACGGGCTCGTTCTCGCGGTGGATCCACTCGGCGAGATCCCGTCTCAGCGTCGACTTGCCGGCGCCGGACTCGCCGACGACGGCGATGAATCCTCCGTGCTTAGCGGTCTGGCGCAGGCTCTCGCGCACATAGCGGAAATCGCTGGTCAGGAATACCTCTTCAGAGCTGCGCACCTCGGCGAACGGATCGCGCGCCAGGGTGAACGCACGACGGGCGTCTGGTGAGAGGCTTTGCTTACGTAGTAACATATCGTTCTCCAGGTCTTTGGATTGGTCTGGTGTCTGGACCGCGTCCTGGTCACTACCCAGGGCGCGGTCATCTTCCTCGAACAGATCGGCAGGCACGCTGCCGCTTCCGCTCAAGATCTCGGTGATTCGTGCTTTCATTTCGGTCGGCGTCGGGCGCTTCGGCCAGATGCCGTGGTTGACCAGCTGGGCGACGGTCGCCGGTGACACATCCAGCTCCCGAGCGAACCCGGACTGGCTGAGGCCCCGCTCCTGCAGCACACGTTTGAGCACCAACATCAGGCGTCACCTCCCACAAGTCGCAGGGGCGCCGCCGGACGCTGTGTGAGCGCCTCCGCGATCGCTTCCAGCTGGTCTTCGGGTACACCGTCGGGGTAACGCTGCTGCAGCCACTGGAAGTGCTCACCGCCGCGCCAGGCGTCGCCGAGGCGGCTGTGCAGGCGCTTGGCGGCCTGGACGTGGTTGAGCTGCAGGGGGTCGACCTTCGGCGTCTGGATATCCAGATCCGTGCCGCGCTTGGGCAGGTAGTCCGGCAGCCGCGTGTCGGTGATCGGCTTCATCGCATCGACGTCGCCCTGGAACGGGGTCGTTTGCTTCTTGCGGCTCTGAGCGGCCGCCTCGTCGGAGTCCGCGTCCATCGCCAGGCGCTCGACCGCCTTGCGTTCGGTGTCGACGCGAGTGTCGGCGTGGGCGCGGTAGCTTTCGCCGATCACCGGCGCATCGTGGGTAAACCCGTACTCGTTCACCCGCTCGGCCTCGACGACTTGCATTCGCTCGCGCCCTTCTTCGTCCGTGTAGATCACCTGAGCTGCGTCATCGCGCCACGGATTGCGCGTCACCAGAAGCCGCTCGCCAACCGCGACGTTCGGGATGTCTCCAACCGGGAACGTCTGGCCTCGATAGCTGATCGTCAGGCTCGGTGTCACCTTCCGTGGTAGCGGCGCGTTGACCGCCAGCTCACGCATCACTTGTGGCTCAGGCGCGACGATCAGCTGCTCCTCGGTAATCGTTTGCCAGACCGCGTAGCGCGGCTTTCCGGTGCGGCTGTGCGGCTTCAGTGCGTTAAACCAGCGCATCCAGCCGTGCGCAGCCTGATTAATCTCCTCCAGCGACGTGGGCGGCCGCTGCATGAACCGCATGCGGTGCTCGAACGAACGCTCGACGGTGTCGTTGGCTTTCTCGACCTGGCCTTTCGCCCAGGGCTTGCCCGGTTCGTTCACCTGCAGGTGGACGCCCAGCGCGCGGCACAGGTTGCGGAATACCGCGCCGGTGTTCGCCGAACCCGGGTCCACCATCACCAGGCGTGGGATGCCGTGGAACGGGTCCTCGCTGTGGCGCTTTTGAGTGGCGCCGATGAACGCGTCGACCAGGTTCCTACCGGACTCGGCCCCGAGCACGTAGTGCACGTAGATCACGCCGCTGGTGTGGTCGGTGATCACGTAGCGCCAGACTCGCTCTTTCTCGATCTTCCGGATGTTCGCCGGCTTGTTCTTGTAGAAGCGGTCTTCCTCCATCACCTGTAGGGCCTGGCCGGCCTTGGAGGGCATGTAGTAGAGCACGCACAGCGAGGGGTCGATCTGCCAGACGTGGTTGGGGTGCCGGCTCGCCAGCTTCATCTTCGGCGACGGCCGTCGCAGCTGATCGGGGTGCAGGCCGTAGCCGCGAAGGGCCCGGCCGATGGTGGCCGTGCACAGCGGCTGGAATTCGCCGGTCTCTTCGTCGACGCGGCCCGCCATGATCTGGCCGTTCGCCCGCAGCACTTCCACCGCGTCCTCGATCGACGCTAGGCGTTTGCCGTTGCGGCGCTGGCTTTCCATCAGATACGCCGCGATCTGGCGGGCCTCATCACGAGTGAGGATGCTGCTGCCCGCGTCGCTTCGCCGGCGGCGCGCCGGGCGGTCCTGGACTGCCTTCAGGCGCCGCTGTAGCGTCGCGACACTGATGCCCAGGTCTGCGGCGGCCTCGGTGTAAACCGCGCTCTTGCGCCCGTGACCGGCGCCCTCGGCGCGCCGAGCGATCGCCATCAGCTGTTCGGTCATAGCCGGGTTCATTCTGCATCTCCCCCGACATGGCTCTCCCATTCCGGTCTGTCCAGAGTTCGGTGGACCCCGACGTCCTCGCGGACCTCCAGCAGAGCCTGGTCAATCTGATCCAGCTGGCCCGCGAGCCATACGTCAACATCAATGCCGTGCTCAGAGCCGTGGTCCAGAACCGCGTTCAGGGCCTCGCGTACCTGCCCCCGGATGAGCGCCTCGGCCTGGAAACACAAATCCGCAGCCTCCACCCGGATGGCTTTGCTTTCATCGTCAGGGGGGGTTGTCTTCAGTCGCTTGCGATTGGTGGCCAGCTCGTCGAGCTTTTTGTTCTTCTCCCCGATGACTTCGTCCTTCGCCGATGCGTCGGCCCGTGCCTCGCGCAGTGCTTTGCGCAGTTCCCGGCTGCTCATGGTGTCGATGTCGTCGAGGGTCATGCCGTTGACCGTTCCGCCCTCTGCCAGCGCCTCTAGATCGTCATCATCCTCCAGCATCAATTCGTAGAGTTTGGTTTTACCCAGCGTGGCCAGTTTCTGTGTCTTGCCCTGCAAACGAGGCGACATAAACTTTACGGACGCTTGCATCAACCGCTGGGCGATGCGCTTACTCATGCCCAAGCGCTGCTCAACGATCTCGATGAAATCGCCGTGGGGTTCGTGCTCGCGGATGACCAGCAAGCGCTTGCCGGCTTCGAGCATCGCCTCAGCGCTTTGCGCCAGGCACCAGGTTGCCTCGTTGATCAGGCGCAGCCGGTCGTATGGCTGGCCATCTAGATAGGCTTCAGTGATCTCCCGCGAATGGGCCTCCCATTCGTGCTGGATAGGTACTTCCGCCGGAGCGGCCTTCGTGTTCTTTGCCATTCGTTATGACCCCTCTTTCGGATCGACGTGAAACTACCGGGCGCCGGCGGCAACCCGGGACTGCAACTCGTTGATTCGCTCCTGAGCTTTCTGCATCTCCAGCGCGTGAGACTGCGCGATCTGGAGCATGCCGATACTGAGGGCGAAACGGCCGTCGTGGCGGCGCTCCGCCAGCCCTTCCTCAATCAGGGCTTGCATGATTCGGGATATCCCGGACGGGGTAAGGCCCGTCGCGCGGCACAGCTCTTGGTTGCTCATTCCGGTCAGCGTGTGCCCCTTGAGCGCCTTCAGGACGCGCACGCCCTTATGCAGGTATGTCGCTTTATCAGCTGACATGGCGCAGCTCCTCCGGATAGCGGGCCCGGCGCGACAACTCGTAGTCGCTGATCTGGCAGGTGCCGTCGTCGTCCGGCCCGTCCAGGCCCGCGTAGTCGGGGAAACGCAGGAAGCACTTGGCCGGCTGGCCTTTGCCCCGTGCGGGCTCACGCCGGACGAAATACGCCAGGCGTTCGCGCGACTCGGCGCCCAGCGGGCAGCTCACCATCAGCGGTTGGCCGGGTTTCAACATGCTCGGTCTCATGAATCGTCCTCCAGGTTGAGCGGCAGCTCCGGCGTGCGGTGCTGCTCGACATTTCGGTGGTGATGGGCAAGGCCTTCCATGGCGCCCTGGAGCTTTGCCAGGGTCGCGTCCGATTCGGTCTTGCCTTCGTAGAAATCGATCAGGGCGGCGATGGCGTTCCCCACCTCGCTCTGCAGTGACATCACGTCGCGGGCGCTGGCCTTTTTGCCGGTGGGGATTTCCACGACCAGGCGCCCGCCACTGGCAGCCAGCCAGCGGCTGACGAAGTTGATGCCGCAGGTCCGTTCGTAGGCGGGGACCATCACGGCAGGCATGCGGCCATTCTGCAGCCACTTGTAGAGCGTCCAGTGGTCGGCCATGCCCATACCCTCGGCAATCCGTTCCACGCTCAGGTTGTGGACGTCGCGGGCGTACTCTTTGCACCACTCCATCGCCTGCCGAAGGCCGGTGGGCACACGGGTTTTCCAGCGCCGGCGGCTCATTGGAAGCCCCCCGCAGACCGGCTTCCAAACAAACCCCGGCATTGCATCTGGTGAAACAGGGTTGCTCTATGCCCAAATTTCGGCATCATTAATCGACGAGAGGAGATGCCCAATGAGCGGCGATCTGAAGGCCCTACGGGACCAGTTGGAGCGGCTGCATGAGCGCGTGGATGTTCTGTCGGCGCAGTCTGACGCAGCGAACTATTTCGCGATCGGGATTTGCGCGGCGCTGAACGACGTGCTGCAGGTGGCCAGTGAGCACTGCCCGCAGCTGATTCGGGATCTGGAGCCGCGCTATCGAGAAGGCCGACTGCTGTATAAGCAGGCCGATCGCGGCGCTGATGTTGGTACCGCGCCCGAGTCCTATCAGCCGATGAGCATGCTGTACGCGCTGTTGGACAGCCAGGGGGCATTCCGTAGAGCAGGTCTGTAGTCATGCGACCGCTGCCTGCTGCTGGCTCTTGAGGCCAAGAGCGACGGCGATTTCGTGTGCGCGACCATAACGGGCTTTATCAAACCCGTTGAGGACCCGATACACGGCATTGCGGGGATAACCATTCTCCTCGGCCCACTGGGTAACGGTGATGCCGCGTGCGCGGAATCGCTCCTTGACCTGCTCGGGGCTCAATGATTTAGGGGTTGCCATGGCGGTGACGGCTCCTGTCATTGCTAAAAGATGTTTAGTAGATGTTTAGATGATTATGGGACATAAATGTCCCATGTCAAGAGGCTTTTATGTCCCTTTCGATAGGTGAGAGGCTGCGGCAGGCACGGGGCAGCATCGGGGTTGCGGGCTTTGCCGCCGCCCTTGGGGTCAACCGAAAGACCGTTACACGCTGGGAGAGTGGCGATTCGATCCCCGATGGGGCGTCATTGCTGGCGCTGAAGGAGCAGTTTGACGTTGACCCATCCTGGCTATTGACTGGCAAAGGGGCCGGCCTGGAGCTTTCAGAGGACGAACGTGAGCTGCTCGCCCTCTATCGCGCCGCGCCTTTGGCAGGCAAGGCTGCCGCTGTCGGCGCGCTGAAGGGAGTGGTGGCCAGCGGAAATAACGTGGTCGTAACGGGCGACGGGAATCGTGTCGCGGGTGGCAATGTCCACCGTGGCGGCAAGAAGCGAGAATAGGAATTAATTACAAAGGCGTCAGCGCTGACGCCTTTGGGAGTGCATTGGGTGACACTGGCATGGACGGTCGGGGGACCATGACAATTATCGGAAACGACAATCGGGTCGTCCTTCGTGATCTCTATGAAGTGCGCCTATCCGGTGAAGCAGCCCGGTCCGTGGCTGAACGAATCTTAGCGTTGTTGGATCGGGGCGCCGTTACACTGGACGATGACGGCACTGCCATTTCCATTTACGTCAACATCAATCGGGGCTGATGAAGCAACAGAGGGAGGGGCAATGGCGCTGACCACCTGCAAGGAGTGCGCTAGTCGAGTATCGAACAAGGCGGCGTCCTGCCCGACCTGCGGGGCTCCCTTAAGGGGGGCGGCGATATCGGGTGAAGGGGCGGGCTTTCTCTTGATTGTGAGCGGCATGCTCACCGCTATGGCCGCTCAGCCACCGCTGTCTACCTGGGGTGGTGTAGCCATCGCTGCTGGTGTGGTTGTTTTTCTCATGGGGCGGATGCGATGACGGGGATGAAATGCGAATAATATCTGCTGCGCTGCTGACGGCGGTGTTGTGTGCCGGTTGCGCAACAGCCACGTCTGGCAGAGAGTTCCGTGTCGAGAACGTGGGGCAGTTGCGGCCAGGGCAGACCACAATCAGTCAGGCACGCGCACTGCTCGGTGAGCCTTATCAGGTAGTGGAGGCCAGCAGCGGCAATCGGCTGTACATCTGGCAGCATGTCGAATCCCGCGCTCGTGGGACCTCAGTGAACACCGATCTACAACAACTGGTTGTCCTATTTGACTCGGAGGCCCGGATGGTCAGAATCCAGCAGCGCATCAATGTGCCTGGTGCGCCCCAGTAGCGGTATCGTCTGAAACCGGCGCCGGGCTGGAGCCGGCGAGAACACCAAATTAATCACCATTAACCACTGAAAACGGGGGATCCGATGAGATCACTGATGCTATTGCTAGCCATTGCCGTGCTGGGTGGATGCACCACCGCAGGGCCATATATTACGAACATCTCCAGCGACGGAAACGGCGGCCTTAACGTCGAAAAGTGCGCCGCCCACTTCAACGGCTGGACGGGCACCATATCCAACACGGACTGCACCTCGCAGCATATTCAGCTCAGGCGCTAGCTCTGCAGCGCGGTTTTGCCCGCGTTCAAAAGACGTTTCTCCCTACGCCCCCGATCATGGGGGCGTAGTCGTTTTGGGACACCAAGAACCAACGGAGAAACCCCATGCGTATCCCCCGCTTTACCGATTGGCTACTGATCGCCGTTGGCCTGCTCCTGGCCATCGCGGTCATCCAGCCGCAACAGCTCCCCGTCGTGCTCTATAAAGGCTGCCTGGTCGCACTGGGTGGTGTCGTCGGGTACTGGATTGATCGTCGCCTGTTCCCGTACGCCCGCCCCCACGAAGCCGTCAAGGCGCATATGAAAGCACTATCGCGCTCTGATGGGGACGCGGCGATCGGTCACGGCCTAATCGCAGCGTTGGCGATGATGAGACGGGCCGTCGTGGTCCTGGCCTGTGTGCTCGGCTTAACGCTGGGGCTATAGCCATGACACGCGTGCAACGAAGGGGCTGCGTGGTGGTGCTTGTCGCGATGATCCTGGCCGTTATGGCGGTCGCGGTCAGCGCATGCCAGCCGGCATATGCGGACGACATCCCACGGGCCGCCCATGCGCACCAGCGCACCCTGATTCGCGCCGCACACGCGCACTGGGGCCTCGACGCGCCCATTGCGACGATGGCCGCCCAGGTGCATCAGGAGAGCGCCTGGCGGCACGATGCAAAATCGCCGGTCGGGGCCGAGGGCCTGGCACAGTTCATGCCCGCAACGTCTGACTGGTTTGCCGGCCTGTATCCCGACTATCTCGGGGAACGCCAGCCGTATAACCCCGGTTGGGCGCTTCAGGCACTGGTGCTCTACGACCGCTGGCTGTTCCAGCGAATCCAGGCGGCGCCCACCTGCGACCGGTGGGCGATGACACTGGCCGCTTACAACGGCGGCCTCGGATGGGTCTACCGTGACCAAAGGCTCGCCTCGGCTTCCGGGGCCGATCAGCGCGCCTGGTTTGATTCGGTGGAGCGATTCAACGCGGGTCGCTCCGCCGCAGCTTTCCGTGAAAACCGCCATTACCCCAGGGCAATCCTGCACCGGTGGGAACCGATGTATGAGCGGGCCGGCTGGGGCGCGGGGGTCTGCCCATGATCACCCGCTGGCTGCTCGCCATCGTTGTGTGCGCTGGCCTGGCCGGGTGGCTGGGTTATCAAAAGGGCCACGAGAGCGGCACGCTGGAAGTCCGCGCTGAGGTCGACAGCCAAGCCGTGGAAGATCTCAACACGATCATCCAGAGCCACAAAGACCTGGTGGAGGAAGCCAACCAGGCTAGCCTCGATTTGCAGGCTGCTTCAGCGCGAAGAGCGCGCTACGACGACAACACCACCGAGGAGTTGCGCAATGTGCTTGCTGAGACGGCTGGCCTGCGTGCTGACGTTCGGTTTGCTGCTGGCGTCATGCGCCAGCTCGAAGCCGCCCGTGACCGCGCCGCCGCCGCCGCTGCCGGCGGGCTTGATGAGCCCGTGTCCGGCGCCGCCGCCGGTGCCCGCGAATAACCCCGACGCCATGGTCGTTGGGCTCAAGCGGATGTATGACCGGTACGGCCTGTGCGCCGGTCGGCTTTTTGAACTACAGCGCTGGCTGATGAGGGGGCGCGATGAGTGAGTTCTCGATCGAGATCGGAAAATTTCTCGCGCTGGTGGTGACGCTCATCGGCATCTTCTACGGTATGAGCCGCAGCCAGCGCGCTGGCTTCGAGAAGCACATCGACGAAAAATTCAAGGCGCTCGGTGACGAGCTGACCCGCGTCGAGAAAAACGCCGCCACTACCGCTGCCGAAATCGCCCGGGTGGAACGCGACCTCCTGGAGCTGCGCGCAGAGTTACCTGATCGGTATGTTCGGCGCGAGGACTACATCCGGGGACAGAGCCTCATCGAGAGCAAACTGGACGCCCTGGCTGTGAAGCTGGAGAACCTACAGTTGAAGGAGGCCAAACGTGGACCATAGAAAAATTCGGCGGGAAAGCATGCGCTGGAATCTGATCCTGACGCTCAATCATGCCCGGCCGATTGGTGCCCATGAGCAACTGGTGCTGCAGACCGTCCAGGGGGTATATCCCGATGCGACACCGACCGAGGTCCGCCGCGAGCTGGAATATCTGGATGACCGCAAGCTCATCGAAGTGGAGCGGGATCCGTCCGGCGCCTGGCGCGCAAAGTTGACTCATTATGGGGTGGACCTGGCCGAGTACACAGTTGACTGTTTCCCGGGCATCGCCCGCCCCGAAAAGTACTGGTGAGGCCAATGCCGCAGGTATCGAAAGTTCAACGGCTCAGCGCCGAAGACAAGCAGTGGCTGGACCAGCAGCTGGTTCAGCGCGGCTTCTCCGGCTACACGGAGCTGGAGACGCTCTGCAAAGAGCGCGGCATCGACATAGCGAGCAGCAGCTTGCACCGCTACGGCTCCACGTTCAAAGACCGCCTGGATCGCGTGAAGCTGGTCACGGAGCAGGCCCGCGCCGTTGTCGCCGAGGCCCCGGACGACGAGGGCGCCATCAACGAAGCGCTGATGCGCCTGGTGCAGGAAAAGTTGTTCGGCGTGGTCATGGAGATCGAGATGGCCCCGGGCGACATCGGGAAAATCGCGAAAGCGATCGCCGACCTTGGCCGGGCCAGCGTCAGCCAGAAGCGCCTGGCCGCCGAGGTGCGCAAGCAGGCCCTGGAAGACGCGGCGAACAGCGCGGAGAGCGCCGGCCGGGCCCAGGGCGTCAGCGATGATGGCATCGCCGCGATGCGCGCGGCGATCATGGAGAGCATGGCGTGACCCTTAACCCCATCGCCGCCGGCGTCAAACAGGCAAACGACACGAACGCCATCCTGCTGTCCTATCAGCAGAAGTGGGTGGCCGATAACTCGCCGGTCAAGATCATCGAGAAGAGCCGCCGGATCGGCCTGTCGTACGCTGAGGCGGCTGATGATGTGCTCTATGCCGCATCCGAAGCCGGCGCCAACGTCTATTACATCTCCTACAACAAAGAGATGACCCAGGGGTTCATCCAGGACTGCGCGGCCTGGGCCCAGGCCTATCAAATGGCCGCGTCGCAGATCCAGGAATCGGTCATCGAGCAAAGCGACAAGCAGATCCTGACCTACACCATCAAGTTCGATTCCGGCCACATGATCCAGGCGTTCACATCGAACCCCCGGAACCTCCGTTCCAAGGGGCGTCCGGGCGAACGCCTGGTGATCGACGAGGCGGCGTTCGTTGACGATATCGGCGAGCTGCTGAAGGCGGCCATGGCGATGACCATTTGGGGCGGCCAGATCCGGATCATCAGCACCCACAACGGTGAGGAAAACCCGTTCAACCAGCTGATCAACGACGTCCGCGCCGGCCGCTACGATTACTCCCTGCACCGCGTCACCCTCGACAATGCTCTAGACTCCGGCCTCTACCGCCGGATCTGCAAGGTGACTGGGCAGCTCTGGAGCGAGGAAGGCGAGCAGCGCTGGCGCGAGCAACTGATCAACCGCTACAAGCCGAATCACGACGAAGAGCTGTTCTGCGTGCCGGCGCTCGGCGGCGGCGCCTATCTCACCCGCGCGCTGGTGGAGCCACGCATGGCGCCGGCGCCGATCGTCCGCTTCAACGGCGACCGGGCCTTCAATGAAGCGCCGGAGCCGTCCCGGGCCGCGCAGATGTCCGACTGGATCCGCGACGAGCTGCTGCCCTTGCTGCAGCGCCTCGACCGCTCGCGCCGGCACGCGCTGGGTATGGACTTCGCCCGCAGCGGCGATATGTCCGTGCTGGCGCCGATGGAAGTCAGCAAGACGCTGCACCGTACGGTGCCGCTGCTGGTGGAGCTGCACAACGTCCCGTTCAAGCAGCAGGAACAGGTGCTCTTCGCGCTTGGCGATCGCCTGCCGCGACTCTCGGGCGTGGCGATCGACAGCACCGGTAACGGCGCCTATATCGGCGAGGCCGCACACGATCGCTGGGGCTCCATGGTGGACCAGGTGCACTTCAGCGAATCCTGGTACCGGGACAACATGCCGCGCTACAAGGCGCGATTCGAGGACCAGGTCATCACCATCCCGCTCGATGACGACGTCCTCGAAGACCACCGCGCGTTCCGCCTGGTTAACGGCGTAGCGCGGCTGCCGAACGGCAAAACCGACAAGAGCGGCAGCCGCCACGGTGACTCGGCCATCGCGATCGTTTTGGCGGATTCGGCCAGTCTGATGGACCTGCCCCCGATCGACTTTCAGTCCACCGGTCAGCGCGCTTCCGTTCTGGCCGGTGAACAGTTGGCTGGGCCCACGATCACCGAGACCGGGTTCGGCACCGTGGGCGGCGGCCCTGACCTTGGAGGCTTTTGATGGATTACGAACAGACTCCCTCCGGCATCTTTGTCCCGGTGAACTTCGCCGCCACTGGCGCCCAGCACCGCCCGGAAATGCGTGAGGTCGCCACCACGCTCGACGGCCGAGACATTACCCGGGGCTACATCGACCCGGTGGCGATCCAGCCCACCACGGACACGGTGCTGCGTCTGCGCGGTAACGGCGACTACCGGATCTATCGTGAGGTGCTGCGCGATGACCAAGTCGCCAGCTGCTTCAACCAGCGCCAGCTCGCGGTGGTCGGCAAAGAGTGGGCCGTGGATCCAGGCGGCAAGACCCGCAAGGACAAGGCCGCCGCCCAGCACCTCGAAGAACAGCTGCACGCCGTTGGCTGGGACCGAGTCACCAGGTTGATGATGTACGGGATCTTCTATGGCTTCGCGGTGGCGGAATCCATGTGGGGCCGCGACTCGCGTCATATCATTCTGGACAACATCAAGGTCCGTAACCGGGCCCGATTTGGCTACGACGGCAGCGCCCGCTTGCGCATGAAGACCTTCAGCGAGCCGGAAGGTGAGCTGATGCCCGATAAGAAGTTCTGGACCTTCACCACCGGTGGAGACCACGACGACGAGCCCTACGGCATCGGCTTGGGGCATTGGCTGTACTGGCCGACCTTTTTCAAGCGCAACGGCTTGAAGTACTGGCTGATCTTCCTGGAGAAGTTCGGGCAGCCCACTACCAAGGGCACTTACCCGCGCAATGCGCTTCCGGATGAGCGCCAGAGGCTACTGCAGGCGCTGAGCGCGGTGAACACGGACGCCGGTATCGCCATTCCCGAGGGCATGGAGATCGAGCTGCTGGAGGCCGCACGCAGCGGCTCAGCGGATTACCAGAGCCTGTATGACCGGATGGACCGTGCGATCGCAAAGGTATGTCTCGGTCAGGTGGCCAGCAGCGAGGGCACGCCCGGCAAACTCGGCAACGATGATCTGCAGGGCGAAGTCCGAACGGACCTGGTCAAGGCCGACGCGGATCTGATCTGTGAATCGTTCAACCGTTCCATCGGGCGCTGGCTGACCGAATATAACTGGCCAGGCGCGGCCGTTCCTCGTGTCTATCGCAAGGTAGAACCGGAAGAGGATCAGAATCAGAAAGCCGAGCGGGACGAGAAGATCTACAAGATGGGCTTCAAGCCGACGCTCAAGCACATCCAGGATAACTACGGCGGCGACTGGGTGGAGCGCGCACCTGAGCCGCCGCCAGGGTCCACTTTGCCCGGCGCCCAGCCTGGCGCCGCAGCGAACTTCGCCGAAGGCCCTGAAAGCCCGCCGGCGCAAATGCTGCCGACCGCACGGGACAACCTGGAAACCGTCACCAACGGCTGGCTGGATCGCGTCCGCACGCTAGTGGATGACGTCGCCAGCCTCGAAGAGCTGCGCGACCGGCTGATCGAGGTGTACCCGGACATGACGCTGGACCAGTACGCGGATGCGCTGGCCGAAGCGATGGCGGCCGCCCACCTGGCGGGCCGCAACGAAGTCACCGAGGAGTCACCGGATGCCCTCCGCTAGCTACGGCTCAGTCCCGTTCCGGGAGCAAACCGATTTCTTTCGGCAGAAGCTGAACGTCCCGACCCAGGCCTGGACTGATATCTACGGCGCCGAGCATGACTTTGCTTTTATGGTCGCCGGCGCGAACCGGAACGCGATCGTCGCCGACTTCCGGGAAGCGGTGGAGGACGCCATCGCCGGCGGCGGTACGCTCGAGCAGTTCCGTAAGGACTTCGATCAGATCGTTGAGCGCCACGGGTGGGACTACAACGGCGGGCGGCAGTGGCGCTCGCGGATCATCTACGACACCAACCTCTATTCCAGCTACAACGCCGGCCGGTACCAGCAGCTTTGGGACGCCCGGGAGGCCGTTCCGTACTGGCGGTACGACCACTCCGACGCCGTACAGAACCCTCGGCCGGTCCACCTTTCCTGGAACGGGTTGGTGTTGCCTGCAGAGGACCCCTGGTGGCGCACCCACTTCCCGATCAACGCCTATGGTTGCCACTGTGGCGTGACGGGGCTCACCGACGTGGATCTGGAAGACATGGGTAAGAGTGGCCCCGACCAGGCACCGCCGATCAACTGGGTCACCCGGGAGATCGGCCAGCGCAGCCCGGACGGCCCCCGCACGGTGCGCGTCCCCGAGGGCCTGGACCCGGGCTTCGACCACATCCCCGGCCGGAGCCGGCTGGAAGGCGCCGTGCCGCCGGAGCGGCCGGATCCGCCGATCGCCGGCTCCATGGGTGGCCCAGGGCTGCCGAACCGGCGCGCCCCGGATGCGATGCCGCCGGCACGCACCGCGCCGGCCAGCCGGTTGCTGCAGGAGGGTCTCAGCGAGGAACGGTATGCCGAAGCCTTCCTGGAAGAGTTCGGCGCAACGCTCGACCGGCCACGGCTCTTCAGGGACGTTCTGGGTGAAACGCTGGCGATCGGCCGCGGACTCTTCGAGCAGCGCCGCACTGGCGCTCTCAAGGCGGACAAGAACGGCCGGGGCCGCTTCATGAAGGTGCTGGCCGACGCGATTCAGAGCCCCGACGAGATCTGGGTGCGCATTGAGTGGCAGGCGGCGCGCAAGGTGGCGGTGGTGCGCCGGCGTTACCTCGCGCGTTACCTGCTCCCCGGGATGACCGTGCCGGCACTGGCGGTGTTCGAGTGGAGCGAGTCCGGCTGGGCGGGCATCACGGCGTTTCAGCTGGAATCGGGGGACATCAACGATATGCGCCTGGGCATCAGGCTGTATCGGCGGGAAGACGAAGAGTAAGGAAGGATCCCGCTGGCCGGCTCCAGCGGGCAGCTTACGCACCTGGTGGCCCAACTGCCGGGGGCAGCACATGCGCAAGCCGGACGCTTAGTTTAGGAGGTTTGAATGGCAGGCGCCAGAATCGAGTTGGATAGCTCCCGGGCCCAGGCGGCGCTCGGCCGCATGATCGGCGAGCTGCAGAACCCGGTCCCCCTCTACCAGCAGATCATCGAGTACCTGCGTCGCGTACACGAAGAGCGCTTCCGTGCTCAGCGCTCTCCGCAGGGCAAGCCTTGGGAAGCGCTCAGTCCGGCCTGGCAGAAACGCAAGCACCGCAACAAAGATAAGATCTTGACGTTCCGGGGCTACCTGCGTGACACCCTGGCCGGCCAGTACGACGCCGGCGGCGTCGAGTTCGGTACCAACCGAGTCTATGGCGCCATCCACCAGTTCGGCGGATGGATCACACATCCGCGTGCCGGGAAGATCTATATTCCGGCTCGACCCTGGCTCGGAACCGACGACGATCAGGACCTCCACATGGTCCGTTTGGCCCGCATACGGCTCGAAAAATCGGCCCGGGGCTAAGCGGCCCTAGAAGCCGCCGCGACCCCGCACCCCCTCCGACGGTAGCCCGAGATCGCGTTCCAGGCCCATAAATCGTTTATAAATCCTCGTCGGCCCTAAATCCCCCCAGGCCGGGCCGGCGATTCCCGGTCACGGGCTGTCCCTGCCAGATTGTTCAAGTTTTGCCCCCGTTCAAAAGACCCGCGTCGCCGGCGGCCACTAGGCTCACCTCATCACGTCAAGGTGAGCGATATGGATCCACTGGAAATTTTCAAAAGCGGCACATGGACCGACATGAGTGGCAAGGAGTTGTCGTTCAGCGACGAGGACCTGCAGGCCACCATTTCCGCCTATGACCCGGCGCTGTTTAAAGCGCCCCTGGTGGTCGGTCACCCGAAAACCGAAGACCCGGCCTACGGCTGGGTCGACAAGCTGGACCTGGCGGGCGACAAGATGACCGCCACGGCTGACCAGCTGGAGCCTGAGTTCGCCGCCATGGTGAACGACGGCCGGTTCCCCAAAGTGAGCGCGAGCTTCTTCCACCCTGATTCCAAGAACAACCCCAAGCCTGGCGTTTGGTATCTGCGCCATGTCGGCTTTCTGGGCGCCGCCGCGCCGGCTGTGAAGGGGCTGAAGGCTGCCAGCTTTTCCGACGACGCTGAGGGCGTCGTCACCATCGAGTTCGCGGACGCCGACTTCGAGAGCCGCTGGGCGATCAGCCGGGTGTTCCGAAACATGCGGGACTGGCTGCTGGATCAATTCGGCGCCGAAACCGCTGACCGAGTCGTGCCGGATTTCCTGGCGCGATCCGCTGAAGAGGCGGCGACCCGACCGGATGACGACGCCCAGCCGGCGTTCTCCCAACCCCCTGAGAAAGAAGAGGAGCCCACCGTGGACCCCAAAGACAAATCGAAGCCGGATAACGCTGACTTTGCACAGCGCGAAACGGCGTTGAGCCAGCGTGAACAGGAGCTGGCTGATCGTGAAAAGGCCCTGGCGGAGCAGGAAGACAAACGCCACCAGGAAGAAGTGGCCGCCTTCGCGGACCAGCTGGTCAAAGACGGCAAGCTGCTGCCGCGTGAAAAGGACGGCCTTGTGGCGTTCATGGCCGGCCTGGATGGCGACGACACCGTCAGCTTCGCCGAGGGCGGTAAGACCGTGGAGACCTCGCGCGAGAAATGGCTGCGCGGCTTCCTGGAAGAGTTGCCGGAGCGCGTCGACTTTTCCGAGCGCGGCGATGATGAGGACCGGGACGTCACCAGCTCGGCGAGTTTTGCGGCGCCGGCCGGCTACTCGGTCAACCAAGACAAACTGGAGCTTCATCGTAAGGCGGAAGCCTACGCGTCGAAGCACAAAGTGGACTACAACACCGCCCTGTCGGCGGTGAGCTAAGGGAGCCTCAACCATGAGTGCACAGTCTATTGCGGTGCTCACCCTGACCTTTGCGGCGACCGCTCAGGTCACCGCTGAGCGCTTTGTCGGCTTCGACGGCGCACCGGCCACTGCTGCTGGTACCGCCGCTGGTGTTTCGCGCACCAATGCCGCTACCGGCGATGACTTCGCCGCTGATGTCATCGGCACGTCGGTGGTGGAGGCTGGCGGAGCGATCGCCGTGGGGGGTGAGATCGAAGTTGGTACGGCCGGTAAAGCCGTGGCACTCAGTGCCGGCGTGACCGTCGCCCGCGCCCTGCAGGAGGCGACCGCCGATGGCGATCGCATCGAAATCCTTCTGATCGGCAACTAGGAGATAACCATCATGCCTCAGATGAGCAACCAGCAGGTCCGGGTTATCGACCCGATCCTGACTACCCAGGCACGTGGCTACCGTCATCCCGGACATGTTGGCATGACGCTGTTCCCGCGTGCACCCGTATCCGTGGCCGGCGGCCAGGTTCTCACATTCGGTAAGGAGTCTTTCCGCCGATACAACGCCCGGCGTGCCCCGGGTGCGGCGACGAAACGCATCCAGTTCGGCTATCTGGGGGAGCGCTTCTCCCTGGTCGAGGAATCTCTGGAAGGCGTGGTTCCCCGTTCTCACCTCCGCGATGCGAGTCAGGTGCCTGGCATTAACTTGGGTCAGCGTGCTGTTCGTAACGTCATGAACGTTTTGTCGCTGGGCCTGGAATGCGACCAGGCAGATCTCGCTCGTGATCCGGCTCGCTATGACAACGACCACAAGGTCGACTTGGCGGGCGCCAAATGGACAGACGATGCCAATAACCCGGCCAAAGACATCCGCGTCGGCGAGGAGGTCATTCGTGAATCCATCGGCATGGCCCCCAACACACTGGTCCTCAGTGCCAAGGCCTTCGCCGCCATGCGCGAGAATTTGAATGTTCTGGATCGGTTCAAGTACACCTCCAGCGATTCGGTCACTGCGGAGATGATCGCCGCGATGCTCGACCTGGACCAGGTTGTGATCGGTAAAGCGGTTGTGGCAGGCGAAGGTGATGCATTCTCCGACGTCTGGGGCAGCGACGCGATTCTCGCCTACTGTGCTCCTGACAGCGGTGAAGGGGCCAATATGGAAGAGCCCAGCTTTGGCTACACCTACGCGATGGAAGGTCACCCGCTCGTCGAGGAAACCTACTACGCCGACAACAACAAATCCTGGATCTACCCGGTGACCTACGAGCGCGATCCTGTGCTCACTGGAATCACCGCCGGGTACCTTCTGCGGAACGTCGGTTAACCCATACCACCCGCGCCGACGCAGGGATGAGCACAGGGCCAAGGGACGGCCCCAGGCGCTAACGGAGAGTAAAGATGCCCAAGTATCCGATTCTCAGCCCGGTGAAGTTTGGGGGTGAGATCCATAAACGCGGTGAGCTGGATTGCACCGAGAAGGAGGCCGCCCCTCTGATCAAGTCGGGCAGCCTTGGGTCTGCTGTCGACGGCGCTGGCCAGACCAGCAATCCCGTGCCCGGTGGCGCGTTGACCCCGGAGCAATTCTCGGCGGCCGTGGCGAAGCTGGACACGCAGAACAAGAGCCACTGGACCAACGCGAACAAGCCGGAGGTTAAAGCACTGGCGGAAGTAGCGGGACTGAAGCTGAAAGCCGCCGATCGCGACCACTTATGGGCGCACCACCAAGCAAAGAACGCCCCGATCGAGGGTGTCTGGGTCAAGGCCAAGGACGGCACCGTGACGTTCGGTGAGCACGAGATCGATACCGATGGTATCGGCTTCGCCGACGGTGTGCTGACGGAGGAGCAGTTGGCCGAGCTGGAAGCCAATGACCAGGTAGAGGTCGAAGCCGGCACCTTCGAGGGCATGGTTCAGCAATGAACTACGTCACCCACCAGCAGCTCGCCGAGCGGCCCGGGGCCAGGGAACTGGCCCAGGTGGCCACCGCCCAGCATGAACGGGTAGTGGCCGCTGAGCTGATGGAGGCCACGCTGCTGGATCAGGACCGGAGCACCTGGCCGGCTGATGAGGTGGCGGTCGCCGACGATGCCCTGCAGCGGATCGACGACGCTATATCGGATGCCCAGGCGCAGATCGATGGCTTTCTGGCGAGGCGGGGCTATCTCCCCCTGGATCCGGTACCCCGCGTCGTCAGCAATTGGGCCCGGGCCATCACCCGGTACCTGTTGCACAAGGACCGCCTCAGCAGTGACGACGGCAGCGACCCGATCGTCCGGGACTACCGGGACGCTCTGAAGCTGCTGCAGCTGACGGCCGACGGCAAGTTCAGCCTCGGTGCAAACGATAGCCAAGCCAGCCAGGGCGCCGGCTCGCCGGAGTTCCGCACCGGCATGACCACCTTCCGCGACAACCTGGGTGACTACTGATGAGCCAGCCGCTGGACACCACACTCATTGAGGCCCGCATCCGCGATGTGGTCTCGCAGTTTGAGGTGGTGGGTGGCGCGGCCGACTACGCCGCCGTGCAGGACCTTCGGGGCTTTCGCACGCCAAGCGCCTTCGTCGTCGCCGGCCAGGAGAAGCGGGTGCCGGAGGCCTCGGAGGGCCAGCGCAGGATCAGCGGTAAGCAGCAGGTTGAGACCACCTTCGGGGTGGTTCTGGCCTTACGGAACTATCGGGATCCCCGTGGCGAGGCGGTCAACACCGACGCCCGGCCGCTGATTGGCGCGGTGCGCGATGCGCTCATGGGCTGGACGCCCGGCGCGGGGATCATGCGGCCGATCGCCTGGCAGCAGGGCGACGTCCTGGACTACGACGCCAACACCCTGTTGTGGGCGGAGGTTTTTTCCACAAAGCACTTCATCGGAGGCAACGCCCCATGACCACGAAGCAAAAGACCGTGACGGTCACCCTGGCCGGCCCGCACGAACACAAAGGCCGCCCGTGCAAAAAAGGGGACCAGATCGAAGTCACGCCGCGCCAAAAGGCGTGGCTGGAGAAGATCGGGAAGCTGGAAGGCTCCCGCCCCGGCGGCTACCAGCCCGCCGAGACCGCCCCGCCGGAGAAGACCGGCGGCAAAGACAGCAACAAGGGGGCTGACCAATGAGGGATTTCTCGCTGCAAGGCAAAGTGTATCTGGGTGAGCGCCTGGCCAATGGTAAGCCCGGCGCAATGCGCTGGGTGAACGACGCTGGCCTCTTGAACATCGCGATGAGCGTCACGGAGGAAAACCGGCAGGAAAGCTATTCCGGCAACCGGCAGACCAGCGCGACCTTGAACACCGCGACCGAGGTGACCTTCAACCTCACGCTTCGCCACGGCGACGCCAAGAACCTGGCGCTCGGCCTCTACGGCAAGGCGCTGACCGTGGCGTCTGGCTCCAAGACTGGCGAGCCGCTGCCCGAGCCTCTCACCATCGGTGACCGGGTGATTCTGGATCGCGGCAACATCAGCAATCTGGTCCTGTCCGATTCAGCGGGCACACCGACGGAGCTGGTGGAAGACACGGACTACCGCATCGAGTCGGTGCCGGGTGGCGTGCTCGAAATCCTCAGCGATCTCAGCGGCTTCACCGCGCCCTTCGAAGCGGATTATGAGTTCGGCGCCAGCACCGATGTGACCATGTTCACCGAGCGTCCACCGATTCGTTACCTGATGCTCGACGGCGTCAACACCGTCGATGACAGCGGGGATCGTATCCGCGCGCGCCTGTATCGCCTGAAGTTCAATCCGGTGAATCAGCTGGACCTGATCAACGAGTCCTTCGGTGAGCTGGCGCTCAGCGGTACCGCGCTGTTCGACCCGCTGAGCGAGCCGGATCCGGCACTCGGTGGCTTTGGCCGTATCGAGCTGCTGGACGAGGGCGCGTAATGGCACGCCGGCATCCGAAGAAAAAGCAGGCGAAGCAGCAGGCCGAGGCCGAGGACGATCTGTCCATCCTCCACCCGGATCGGGAGATCCACGTGGGGGGTGAGACGGTCACCGTCCGTGAGTACGGTTTCGTCGAGGGCCTGCGGATCCGTGCGGCGGCCGCGCCGCTGATCGATGAGCTGTACCAGGTCATGCGCGGCGGTGACTCGGACCTGGACAGCATCTATGCGTTGCTCGCCGAGCACCACCAGCTTCTGGTGGAGCTGATGGCGGCCTCGATCGACCAGGATCTCGAATTCATCCAGGGACTCAGCGATGGGGACGGCAGCCTGCTGATGGACACCTGGTGGGTGGTCAACTCGGCTTTTTTTATTCGGGCTGTGCAGCGGAAGATGCAGATCAGTCGGGTTCACGGTCGAACGACGGCGACACGGAGTTCCGCTGGAGGGACGTCTACGCCGCGCTCATCGCCGACGGACACCCCCCAGACCGACTCGGGCGATACACCGAGCGACAGCTAAAGCTCTACTACGACGCTGCACAGCGCCGAGAGCGTCACCACCGCGCCGATCTCTTCCTGGATGTCAGGGCGGCGTTCGGCGCGGACAAACACCAGGCGAATGACCACCTGCGTGCCCTGAAGAAAGACTGAACGGCGGCTGCGGCCGCCGCTTAGTTTTGCCCGCGTTCAAAAGACCCCGCCCACCGTCGTCGCCATCATCCCGCTATGGCCTCCGACAACCTCGATCTCGCACTCCGCATCCGCGCGGACCTAAAAAGCGCCCTGCGCCAGCTGGACCAGTTCGACAAAGGGCTGGACCAATCTGGTAAGCGGGCGCGGCGTGCCAGCCGGGATCTGGGTACCCTGGATGGTGCCGCGAACAAACTCCGAAACACGATGGCGGCCGTCGCCAGTGCGCTGCTGTTGCGTGAGATCGTCCAGGCGGCTGACACCTACACTAACCTGCGCAGCCAATTACGACTGGTTACGGACAGCCAGGAGGACCTGAATAGCGCCTGGGAAGCGAACTATGCGCTGGCTCAGGAAACCCGCCAGGGCCTGGCGCCAACAGTTAACCTCTACGCGCGCCTGGCGCGAGCCACCGAAGAGCTGGATCTCAACCAGCAGCAGCTGCTCACCGTCACCCGGGCCATCAACCAGTCGTTCATCGTGTCCGGCGCGTCGGCCCAGGAAGCGGCGTCGTCGACGCTGCAGCTCAGCCAGGGCATCGCGAGCGGGACGTTGCGTGGTGAGGAACTGAATTCTGTATTGGAAAACAGCCCGCGTCTGGCTAGAGCGATCGCCCAGGGCCTTGGCGTCACGATCGGGGAGCTGCGTGAACTGGGCCAAGAAGGCCAGCTCACCGGCGAGGCCGTCACCAAGGCCCTGCTGCGCACGGCCGACACCATCAACGACGACTTCCAGAACATGGAGCGCACGGTTGGTCAGGCGCTGCAGCAGCTGCGCAACGACCTGGTCGTGACGTTTGGCCAAACCGACACGACTGGCTTCGTCGATTCGATCGATGAGCTGCGCACCATCGTCACCGACCCCCAGTTCCAGAAGTCCGTGGTGGCGCTGGGCACGGCATTCGCGACTTTGGTCGGTTGGCTGGCGAAAGGCACCACCGAGGGGGTGGCATTCACGCGGTGGCTCGGCGAAGAACTCGCCGCGAAGATAAACGGCATCGCCGCCAATGACATCCCCAGGCTGGAGCAAAGGCTGGCGGGTTTGAGGAAGAACCTCGATCCGGACACCCCATTCCTGGAGCTGGACGTCGGCTTGGTGTTCACCAGCGACGACGAGATCAAGCGGCAGATCGCGGAGACCGAGGCCCAGCTCAAGCGTGCCTACGAATCCCAGGAGCTGGCGCGGAAGCTCGGTCAATCATCGTCCTCCGACGACAAGGATGACGACGACGATGACGACGGCAAACCACTGCTGGGTGGCGGCAACGACAAAGAGGCCGAAAAGCGGCTCAAGCGCCAGCGCAAATTCGTCGAGGCCCTGGAGCGTGAGGCGGAGCTGTATGAGGCCAGCGACGCGGCCGTTCGCCAGTATGAGATCGCCCAGCAGGGTCTGACCGGGAAACTGTTGGAACGCGCCGAGGCGGCTAACAAAGCGCTCACCGAGCAGGAAAAGCTGACCCAGGCGACCAAGGACGCGGCGGCCCTGAACGACATCCAGAACCAGCTGCTGGAGGGTCAGGGCCGTGGCGCCGAAGCCGTGGGCGCCGAGCTGGAGGCTGAATACGCGGATCTGTTGAAGCGGCTCAAGGCGCGCGGCGACGACGCCGGCGTCGACCTGATTAATAGCCTGATCAACGTCGAGGTCGCCAGCGCGCGCCTGCAGGAGCTGCAGGGCCAGATCGACCGCGTGTTCGCGGCACAGTCCCGCCAGGAGAGCCGGATCCAGGCCCAGCAAGAAGCCGGTGTCATCAGCGAGCTGAACGCCCGCGAGCAGCTCGTGGAGCTGCACCGCGCCACCGCCGACCAGGTGGACGAGCTTCTGCCGAAGATGCAGCAGTTGGCCGAAGTCACCGGCGACAAGGCCGCGCTGGAGCGCGTCAAGGATTTGCGCGCCGAGATGCAGAACCTGCGCCTGGTCACCAACCAGTTCGCCACCACGCTGCGGGATTCGTTCGAGGAGGGCCTGGCGGACGGCCTGCAGAAGCTCGCGAAAGGCACCCAGGACCTCGAAGACACGGTCCGTGGGGTGGCCCAAGCCATCGCCGACGCCATGCTGCAGCTGGCCGCTCAGAACCTGGCACAGATGGCCACCCAGGGCCTCAGCAACCTGCTGACCGGTGGTGCTAAGGCCGGGGCGGAAACGGCGGCGGCCGCCGCCGGCGCAGCAACTATGGCTGGCGCCATCACCAGCGCCTCGGCTGTCGGTGGCTCCACGATTGCCGGCTCGATGACAGCTGCTGCCGTTGTTGCCGGCCAAACAATCGCTGGCGCCATGACAGCCGCATCGGTCGGCGGCGTCGCCGGCGGCTTCGCGGAGGGCGGCTGGACCGGCCCGGGCACGAAGTACACCGTCGCGGGCGTGGTCCACGCCGGCGAGTACGTGCAGCCGGCGCACGTCATGCGTCAACCGGGTGCCATGGGATTCATGGAATCGTTCCGTCGGCAGGGTATGGCCGCGCTCAACGGTTTCCGAGGTTACGCCAACGGCGGCCTGGTGCAGCCCTCCCCGGCGATCATGGAAAGCCCGGCCGCCACCCTGGCCGCGAACATTCCGCCGGCGCAGCTCAAGCAGCGTCTGCTGCCCATTCTCTCCGACGACGTCGTGGCCGACGCGCTGCGCGGGCCGGCCGGCGAAGAGATGCTGGAGCTGCACATCAGCCGAAACCCCAGCAAGTTCAACCAACTGATCAAAGGAGGCGGCTAATGCCCGTCGAGATCGGCACGGCCAGCGGCCACCTGGACCTGCTGCATCGCCTGCAGCGCTTCGTCTGCGGCCACGGCACCTGGTCCGCTGCGCCGCAGTTTACCGGCGACGGCCCCGGCACTATCAGCGGCATCGCGACCGCCCCGGCCACGATTACCGAGACCTGGACCATCACCTGCAGCAACGCGGACATCCCCGGCGAAGAGATCTGGACGGTCACCGGCTCGGTCACCGGCGCCACCGCCGACGCCACCACCGGCACCGCCTACGACAACGGGCTGATCGAGTTCCTGATCACCGGCACCGGCTACGTGGTGGGCGACGTGTTCACGTGGGACGTCACCCAGGGGCTGATGAGTGAAGCCGGATCCGCCTGGACCCTACTGAGCGAAGGGCTCGATGACGCCGTCGATCAGGACTATTACTTCCGCGCGCCGGGCCTTTCCGGCGCTGAGGAGATCTACCTCAACATTGCCGCCTACAAGAACATCGCGAGCGACTATTTCAACTGGGACTGTCGTGGTGCGGTCGGCCACGAACCGGCGTTCGAGTTCGCCGGCCAGCCTGGCGTCAGCCCGAACGCGAACCTGCTGCTATGGGACTCCCAGATTCCATATTGGCTCGCTGTGAACGGTCAGCGCCTGATCCTGGTTGCCAAGATCTCCACGACGTACCAGCTCGCGTACCTGGGCAAGATCCTGCCATACGGAACGCCCTCACAGTTCCCGTATCCGGTGCTCGTTTCTGCCACCACCGACCGGGCGGAGCGGCGGTGGTCCAATAGCGACACGGAGTCGTCGAGCATTCTAAATCCGAGCAGGGGCAGCTTCTTCTACACCACCGACGGCGGCTGGCGGCGGGTCATGAACCGATCCGGCGTGAACGGCGATGGCCGCTGGGAAACGGGCTACCTCGACCTATTTCCGACGCACCAGCATGGCTGGGGCGATAGGGGCGAAGGGAACGTCGATTTCGAAGGGCCCCAGATCCACCCGCTCCCAGACGGAAGCTATCAGCCCCTGCCGCTCATCCTGCTGTGCAGGAATTCCAACTACGCATCGATAAACCAGTACGGGGAGGTCGATGGGGTTTTCTGGGTCACGGGCACGGCGAACGCGGCGGAGAACATCATCCCGATCAACGGGGCCGATCATCTGGTGATCCAAAACATCTACCGAACGAATTGGACCGAGTACGGCATTGTGAGGTTGGACTGA